TTTAAAAATCTTTTGTAAAACATTCATAAGACTATTATGAAGGAAAAGAGCAAAAAAAGAAATCCCTAATCCCCTCAAGATTGAGGGGCAGGGGAGTTGAAGTGTCGAAGACACTTTTTTATTATCTAATTTTAATGCAGTAAAGGATATTCCTAATTTTACCAGAAAATTCCAGTGGAAAGAACAAAAATTCCCTTTATAATAATGGTAAGGGGGATGCTAAATGTATAAAGTTGTTATATGTGATAATAATGTTGATTTTTGCAATTTGGTAGAAGTGCTGGTAAAAAAATATGAGAAGAAATATGAGGTAGAAATTGTTAAGTTTTATGATGGTAGGCAGTTATTGGATTATTGCCGTGAAAACAAATTTGATATTCTTATTCTGGATATAGAACTTGGAGAAGAAAACGGGCTGGATATAGCAAAAATCTTAAAGGGGATAAATCCAAAATCCTTGATGATATACATATCAGCGTATGATGATTATTACAGGGATATGGTGAATGCAGAGCCATTTAGATTTATTAAAAAAGATGCTACTGATATTCCAAAGTTGGAAAAAGAGTTAGTAACAACGCTGGCAGATGCAATAAACAGGTTAAATAGTAAAGATGAATATACTTTTATATTTAAGAAAATAAGCTATACGATTGAGCTTCACAAAGTCAAATATTTTTGTTCCATTGGACGGACTATACATATATGCGGGGATATCGGCAGCGTTCCGCCTAATTTTTATTACAAAATGGATCAGCTTGCGGAAGAATTGCAGGAAATAGATGAAAATTTCGTTCGCATCAGTAAAAGTTACATAGTAAATATAAATTATGTTAAGGTTAACAGCAAAAAGCAGATCGTAGTTGACAATAAGATATTGTCCATAACTTCAAAATACAGGGCAGATTTCTTCAAGAGTTATTATTCCAAGATTGGAGAATGATATATATAGAAGCGTTTTAATGGGACGGTTAGCAGCCGTCCTTTTGTGCTGTTTAAGTGATAAATTTTTACATTTAGCTTCAATTTTTTACATGTTTATTGAAATATCAGAGGCATTTCGTATATTTTATTTGTACGTGAATAAACAAAAACGAAATTGCGACAAACAAATGTTCTGGTTATTCTTGACAAGTGACAACAAAGAGAGTACCATACAAATACGAACACATGTTTGGATATACAAAGGGGTGGTAGCGATGAACGAAAGAGAAGATAATATATTGGAAATGACAAATGAGGAGTATCGGGTTGGTTCCCCGGATTATGGGGAGTTGATAATTGAAATGGTGCATAAGATAGGAAGAACTGATGATAAATTTTTATGGCAAATATATACGATAATGCGCAGGCATATGAAAAAGGAGGGTTAATTCCCTCCTTCTTTTAAATTCTCCAATAATTCTTTACTAAATTCTAATAAAACATTCTGCGATTTATCATCTAATTGTTGATAAGTTTTCATTATTCCCTTAATAATATCATAAAATGGATTATCTTCTTCTAATAGATCAGAAACAATGGCAGCGGTTTCATCTTCGGGTATATCGTACATTTCACCTTCGCCAGTGCGGAGCCAAGTTTCATTTATATTAAATTCCTTGCAAATCAGAATAATTGTTTGATCAGATGGATTATTTTCTCCACTCTCTATTCTGCTAACAGAAGCTTTTGTTATTCCTATCCTTTTCCCAAATTGCTCCATGTTAAGATGTGTATTTTTTCTAATTGCTCGAATTCGTTCGTTCATCTTGTTATCACTTCCTTTCTAAAATCACTATAGCAAAAAAAGTTACTTAAGTCAACAAAAAAGTATTGACAATATTACCTAACGTAACTATAATGTAACTGTAATCAACAAAACGAGGTGCAAAATGAACAAAATTGAACAGGCAATGTTAGAGCAGGAACAGGCAAATAAGTGCTACTTAATTGATGAAAATTTCCGTGAGATAACACAGAAAAGAATTGCTGTTGCAATGGGAAAAGTCGCAAGCCTGCCGGATTCCAACGGTGCGAACGTTGAAATCCTGAATGAACTTGCGGAAATAAGAAGTTTCTTCCAGAGAAAAGATTTGAGAGCTTATTCTGATAAACTCAAAAATTCAATCAACATGGAAAGATTTATCGACCCCAGCAAACCGATAATTCAGGGATGAATATTCTGCAACAAACACAACACTATCTTTATCTGCATAGCCTGCAGATTCAAGGTCTTTGGCGATATTTGACAACTCGTTGTAGAAAGGGTGTTCAGGGATTTCAATATTTACAAGCCATATATCATTGTTAAGGTTTGTGAAATCTTCTGTATATCCCTTTAAAAATTCAGCAAATTGTTTGAAATCACACTTTAGTGTTGAGAAGTCGCAGTAGATAAGATACCTCAGCATAGCATCACCTCCAAGATTGATATGGAGATTATAACATAGAAAGGAAGGGAAAACCATGGCAAAGGAAAGAGGAGACAATATTGAAAAGACAGTTCAGATTTTAATGCAGTTAGATGAAAAGAGTTTGCTGTTAATTGACAGCGGCGCAAAGCTTCTGGCGGCCAGACAGAACATGGATAAAGAGGCAGAGGATAGTAGTAAGCAACTGGTGGGAGTGTAAAGATTAGAAGCACATTGAAAACCAAATACAGATAGTTGGGATTTTTACACCTATTTTAGAACAGGGGGTGATAAAGAGTGATAGTTACTGATTACAATTTGATGTTAGTGGAAGAGTTGTTGATTATTAGTGAAAGAACTGGCATTGAGTTTCAGATCAATGACGGAAGAATAGTAAGTGCAGAAAGGAGTGCAGAATGAGCGACTTAGAAAAGGAAGAATTATGCTGCAGAACCAAGGGCATGACCAGGGAAGAGCAGACGATCACCGCAAGGCTTCTGCCGGATGATGTTTTGTGGGATGAATTGCGTCGCAGGTATATGACGCAGAATGAGATGATCAAAGCTGTAAAAACAGCAGTAAAAGAAGAATAGCCCTGCCGCCGACCAAAGCAAACAGGACTAATCAAAATTACCATACCGTGATTATACCACGGAGAAAGAGAGTATTCAATGAACAAAGTAGAAAATAATCAGGTTACAATCAGTGGCGAAATTATCAGCGGATTTGAGTTCAGCCATGAGATTTTCGGAGAGGGATTTTATACGGCAGAATTATCAACCGTGAGGATAAGTGAGCGGAGTGACATTATTCCAATTATGGTATCGAACAGGCTCGTAGCCGTGAACGAGGATTGGAAAGGACAGGTTGTTAGGATTAATGGGCAGTTCCGTTCATACAGCAAGCATGAGGAAAACAAGAACAGACTTGCGCTTTCGGTATTTGCAACTGAATTTGAAACCTGGACGGATGATGGAGAGCGCAGGCCAAATGATGAAAATGAAATCTTTCTTGATGGTTATATCTGTAAAGAACCTATTTACAGAAAGACGCCACTCGGAAGAGAGATCGCCGATTTTCTGCTTGCAGTGCGCAGAGCGTATGGAAAGAGTGATTGCATACCCTGTATATGCTGGGGAAGAAATGCGATATTTGCATCCGGGCTTGAGATAGGTACTCACATAAAAGTAGAGGGAAGAATCCAGAGCAGAGAATACCGGAAGAAGATATCTGAAACAGAGTTTGAAACCAGAACAACATATGAGGTATCTATCAGCAAAATTGAGTTAGTGGAGGAACCGTAAGCAATGCAGATCATTTTAAAGTCATTACATATTGAGAATTTCAAGGGCATCAAGTCATTAGATGTAGCTTTTGGTGCCAAGACCAAAATCAAAGGGCAGAACGCAGCAGGAAAGACCACAATTTTCGATGCGTTCACATGGCTGCTTTTTAACAAGAACAGCGCGGGCGAGGAAAAGTTCAACGTGCGCCCGCTGGATGCAGACGGAAACCGCATTGACAACGTGGAGATCAAGGTTGTGGCAGTTCTGGACGTGGACGGTAAGGAAGTGGAACTATCAAAGGTTCAGAAACAGAATTGGGTGAAAAAGCGCGGGACAGACACGGCGGTGTTGCAGGGCAATGAAAATCTCTATGAGATTGATGGCTACCCTAAGTCAGAAGCAGATTATAAGGCATACATATCCGGTTTGGTTGCGGAGGACTTATTCAAGATGTTGACCAATCCACAGTATTTCTCTGGTATGAAGTGGAAAGAACAGCGTGATATTATGATGAAGTTTGTTTCTGGCATATCTGATGTGGAGTTGGCACAGGGCAATCCGGAGTTTACTGATTTGCTTCCGGAATTAGAGAAAGCACCGTCTACGGATGATATTCAGAAGAAATTTTCCAAGGCATTATCCGAATGGAATAAGAAGCAGGCGGAGATACCGGTTCGTATTGATGAATTATCAAAATCTCTGGTGCAGATTGATGTTGCAGAGATGGAGTTGGCAAGGACGGACTTGGAGCGTAGGATTGCGGAAATTGATGCCAAGATTGCAGATGCTGGAAGTGCGGTATCTGATTTGAAGTCAGAGGAAATGCGGTTGCAGTTTGATATGTCCGGTATTATGCAGAATATGAATCGTGAACTGGCTGGAAAGCGTAAGGAATTGGAAAATCAGTTAGGAGACTGCCGTTTTGAATGTAACGATGTACAAAATCATATCGTTGCCAACGAAAGGCAGATTGCAAACAATAAATTGGCTATCGAAGCCGCCGAAAAGAGACGTTCCGAACTTGGAGTAGAATACAACACTGAAAAGGCAAAGGTCTTTGATGAAACACCGTATCTGTTCCACGAGGAAGAGTGGCAATTTGACGAAAACAGCACAATTTGTAAGTCATGCGGACAAACTCTCCCTGCTGATAAAATCGAGCAGATTAAGGCTGATTTTGAGGCGAGAAAGGCAAAAGCCAAGGCTGATGCAGAAAAGCGGCTTGCAGATGCCAAGGACAGATTTGTTGTACAGCATAATTCCGATTTGGAAGAAATCAAGGCTCGTGGTTTCGAGCAGAAGCATATTATCGAAGATTTGACCGCTAAAAATGAAGTTCATCAGGCAGAAATCGAAGCCTTGAAAGAGCAGGAACAGGAAGCACTTGCTAAGCAGAATGAATTGGCAAAGCAGTTAGAGGAACTTCCGGCAGAAGCTGACTATTCGCAGAATGCGGAATATGTGAAGCTGAAAGCAAGGCATGATGAAGTATGGACAGAAATTATCAAGGCTGATTCTCTTGGACATGATGAACTTATTGCACAGTTTGAGGATGAAAAAAAGGAATTGCAGGCAGAATTGGATTCCGTCAAGGCGGAAATTGCCAAGGCTTCCAAGAATGTTGAGATTGAGGAGCGTATCGGCGAACTGGAAGCAGAACAGAAAGAGGTCGGTCAGAAAGTTGCAGACCAGGAGAAAATGCTTTACCTGTTGGAGTCCTTTATCAGAGCCAAGATGCTTAAGATTTCCGATTCTATCAATCAGCATTTCAAAACTGTCAACTTCAAACTCTTTGAAATGCAGTTAAATGGCGGCATGAAAGAGTGCTGTGAATGTACTGTAAATGGTGTTCCGTATTCAACACTCAATTCAGGTCACCGCATTGTAGCCGGATTGGATATTATTCAGTCGCTTAGTGAGTTATACGGTGCGACAGCGCCGATTTTCATAGACAATGCCGAATCGCTGAATGAGTTCAATGTGCCGGATATGGCGGTGCAGATGATTCTTTTATCGGTATCTGATGATAAGGAACTGAAAGTTGAGGTGGAGTAGATGAACAGCAAAAATATCAAAAGACATTTGGGCAATAAACTTCGTGATTGGATTAACAGCATCGAAGATGAAAGTATAAAGGCTATCATCAAAGAAAATACCATTATTACCGGTGGTGCATTGGTTTCCCTTTTAACTGGGGAGTCGGTGCATGACTATGATGTGTATTTCAGAACCAAGGAAGCGTGTATTGCGGTGGCAAAATACTATGTTGACAAGTGGAACGCTACGCATAGTGACAAGCCGGTCACGCTGATGTGGGGTGAAGAATTAGAAAAAGCAACTGGTAGCGATAATGGAGCAGTAAAGTGCTATGTGCGTTCTAAGGGCATTGCTGATGAAGATGAAAGTGGTGGTGACGAACTTTCCTACAATTTTGAATCTACTGCCGAGGAAGATGAAGCAATGGGAATGGAGCGTGAACCGGAGGAAACAAAGGAAGATTCCAAAGAGAAATACAGACCACGCTTTATCACAAGTAATGCAATCAGCCTTTCCAATAAGATTCAGATTGTCACAAGGTTTTACGGGGAGGTTGAGGAAATTCATAAGAATTATGATTTTGTTCATTGTACTTGTGCGTGGAGTTCATGGAATAACGAAGTATTTCTACCGCCTAAAGCGTTGGAATGTATTATCAATAAGGAATTGTACTATGTGGGTTCAAAATATCCGCTGTGTTCCATTATCCGTACAAGGAAGTATATTGAACGTGGTTATCATATCAATGCCGGTCAGTATGTGAAAATGTGTATGCAGCTGAATGAACTGGATTTAAAGGACGTAAAGGTTTTGGAAGAACAGTTGACTGGTGTAGACACCACATATTTTCAGATGATGGTTGAAGAATTGCAGAAGCACATGGAGGAAACCGGCGATTCAAAGGTTGATACAACCTATGCAATGCAGTTAATAAATAAATTATTTTAGGAGGTAGCCATGCAGTACATCAAAGCAAAATTCATGAAGCAGGATAAACCAGTCGGCAAAGCCTATACATATCGCACCAAGGACGATTTGAAGCCCGGCGATATTGTCACAGATGCCAAAGGCAGTAAGCTGACGGTTGTGGACGAGCCGGTAGATATGGCGTGGGTGGAAGCCTACGGTGCGGATAAGGTCGGTGTGGTTAAGAAATATGTGGAGCCGGAAAAGGTAGAAAGTGAGGAATAGATATGTTAGAAGTTAAAACCAAGGAGCAATTACAGGAAGAGATCAAAACCAATCTTGCGGTTATTGATGATTTAAAGGCGCAGGTCAAAAGATTGGAAAAGTATCAGAAATACGATGAAATGGCAGATGAAGTTTTTGCTGTAAAAGAATCGTTTGTAAGAGCAGGTTTCACGGAAGAACAGGCATTTCAGTTGGTTAAGTGTTCAGTAGAACAGGCTTCAAGACCGAGATTGTTTTAAGGAGGGTTCATTATGGCGGATAAGAATGAAGTAGCAAAACAGGAAATGAACACAAAGTTGTCTGTTTATGCAAACGAGTACACAAGCCTTATGGAGCGTGATTTTGCGGAACACGGCTTACAGTTTGATGATTATTCAAAGCAGTGCGTTATGGCTTCTATGAGTGCGATTTACGGCTTGGTAACATCAAGCAAGGAAGCAATGGAGAATTTGCAGGGTTCTAATCTCCGGCAGGTTATCGGGCAGGTGGCGAGCCTTAAGCTGAATGCTAATGCAGTTCCGAGAGAGTGTTATTTCCAGCTTAGAAGCAAGCAGGACGCAGATGGTTCCTGGCATAAAGAAGTTGAACTTGGTATTGAGGGTGACGGTAATGATGCAATTCTCCGGCAGTTTGGTGTTGGCGTAAAGAAAGTGCATCCGGTATGGCTTGTGAAGGAGGGAGATATTTTTGTTTACCCCAAGCATAAGGGCGTGGAAATGACGCCGCCGGAATGGGAGGAAAAGGGTGAAACGCAGAGAGTTGTCAGAGTTGTCTATCCGGTGGAAATGACAGATGGTCACGTGGAATATCTGATTTCAGAGCGTGAGAGCGTTAAAACAAACCTTTTCGCCCATGTCCGCAACAATCTGATGAATGAAACATTCGGCATTGTCAAGGGGACGAAAAAACAGTATGGAAAAGAAGTCGCAAGAACACGCCATGATGCGACAGATGAAGAAAAGAAGCAGATTGAAGCAAAGAAAGAGGAAATCTACTCTGCCTTGCGTGCTTGTGAGACGTTGGAAGATATGCTTTCTTGCGAGATTGCAAAGCCTTATATCAGTGCCGCATGGCTTGATACATCGGAAGCTATGATTGTTCGCAAGATGCGCAATAACGCCATTAAGAAATACCCCAAGGACTTCAATGCCATTGCTTCACAGTCCCTTATGCAGATGGACGAAACCTATCAGCAGGTGCAGGAAGAAATCGCCGAGAATGCCAACAGCGAAGATTTTGCTGTGGACGCTCCGGTAATAGAGGTTACAGAGGAACCCAAGGCAGATGCGGACAAGGCACCTTTTGAGGAATAGCCTATGAAGAATCTTAAACAGTTATATGAGGAATTGGAAAGTCGGAAAGGCTTTCAGGTCATCAGCAAAAGTTTCGATGGTGGAATGGGTTATTTCACAAAAGGAAGCTGTAAAGGCATGTCTGTTATCTGGAGCTATGCTGGCGGATGGGAACACGTTTCCATTGATGGAAAGAGCCGGATGCCTACATGGGACGAAATGTGTCAGCTTAAAGATATGTTTTTCGCTGAGGATGAATGCTGCATACAGTATCATCCGCCCAAAAGCGAGTATGTGAATAACATTCCGTACTGTCTACATATCTGGAAACCGATTGAGCAGTATTCCGGTACACTTCCGATTCCGCCGAGTTTATTTGTTGGAATCAAAGGGGTGCAGTATGAAACTTAAGGTGCTTAGTTCAGGAAGTTCCGGCAACTGCTATATCTTGGAATCCGATGCCGAAGCTTTAGTAATCGAAGCCGGAGTTCCATTAAAAGAGGTCAAGGTTGCCCTTGGGTTCGATGTACGGAAGATTGTTGGAGTGGTGGCGAGCCACGAACACAAAGACCATTCTAAGTATATTGCGGAGTATGAGAGAGCTGGCATCAAAACATTTTTACCGTATGAGTGTTCTAACCATGTTTCGGCAGAGTGTAATTACATGGGGAATTTCAGAATTAAGGACTTCGCTTTGACTGACAAAAATGGAACTTTCAAGCATACCAACCCAGATGGTTCAGAGTGTCCGTGTTACGGTTTCTACATAGCGCACAAAGATATTGGCAGCATGGTCTATATCAGTGATACGGAGTTGGTTAAATGGAATTTCAAGAAGCAGAAGTTAAATCATATCCTTGTAGAAGCCAATTACAGCGACGATTTGGTTGACCGAGAAGCAAGTAACTATTCACACGTTTTACGAGGACATATGAGCTTACAGACAGCCTTAGACTTCATTCAGACTAATGATAATCCGGCATTGAGAAATGTCGTTCTAATTCACTTAAGCGCATCAAATTCTGATGCAGATTTATTCCTACAAAAGACAAAAGATACAGTGAAATATGGCGCAGATTGCCACATAGTGGAAAAGGGATTAGAGGTCGATTTGAACCTTTGTCCGTTCTGAAAGGAGATTTTATGGAAAGAGATTATTTGGATTGGATAAGCAAGGCATACAGAACACTGGTTGATAATCCGGAAGTTCCTAAAATGGAAATGAAACTTGCGGACGGTGGCAAAATCTCGGTATATCGTGTTGCTGATGTTATCAGAACAGATATTAAGAGACCCGAAACCATAAGAAAGTAGGCATATTTATGAACGAAGTTATATTAATGGGGCGCTTGACTAGAGACCCCGAGGTAAGATATTCGCAAGGTGAGAGCGCAACAGCGATTGCAAGGTATACGCTGGCAGTTGACCGCAGATTTAAGCGTGATAATGAGCCTAATGCAGATTTTATCAACTGTGTTGCATTCGGCAAAAGTGGCGAGTTTGCAGAGAAGTACCTCCACAAAGGAACGAAGATTGCCATTGTTGGACGCATTCAGACCGGCAGCTATACCAACAAGGATGGACAGAAAGTCTACACAACAGATGTTGTTGTAGAAGAGCAGGAATTTGCTGAAAGCAAAAGTTCTTCTGGTGGCAATAATGGCGGCGGTTATGGAGGTCAGCAGTCAAGCAGTGACGGTTTTATGAATATCCCTGATGGCATTGACGAAGAATTGCCCTTTAACTAAGGAGGGATTGGTTTGAAGCAACGAAAACCTTCGGAGGTAATCGAAGAATTTATATCTTTCCTCGAAAGTGCTAATCGGGAGCATATTGAATGTGGGCAGACGGTTGAAAGCTGTAACAAGAGGAATATAGATTACCTCCATGATATGGAATTTGCAAAAGATAAAGGCGAGCGTAACCGCATTGCTACTAAGATACATAACAATCAAGTCCAAAGAAGAATTGCCAAGGATAGAGCCTTAGAACTGGAAAAGCCAGCAGCTTTCTTTACTGATAAAGCTAATAAGCCATTCATAGGGCAGCTAAGACGATTGCTGAAAGAGCGGAAAGATCGGGAAGCGTATCTTGAAAATGATAGAGAATATGTCAGAAGGGCAGGTGATGAAGGATGATATTGTTGGAAGACACCCGTAATCAACCGGGAAAACATGACATGAAGAATAAATATTTTGCGGATCACGGAATTGAAGTGCGCCGGACAAAACTTTATGTTGGCGATTATACATTACCGGCTGATCAAAGTGTCTGTATTGATACTAAGAAGGACATTCAGGAACTTATCGGAGATATTTGCGGACCGTCACATGATCGTTTTCGGAATGAGTGCATCCGGGCGCAGGAAGCCAATGTTAAGCTGATTGTCTTGGTAGAAAATGAAGCAGGGTATGTTGACCGCAAGCAGACCATTTATAACAATGTGGTTCGCAGTGTTGATGATCTGTTCTCATGGGTAAATCCCAGGCTGTTCATTTGGAAAGGTGGAAAGCAGAAATATCCTATGGCGACTAAAGGCGCAGTGTTGGAAAAATGTTGTATAACGATGGCAAAAAAGTATGGAGTGGAATTCCAATTCTGTACGCCAGAAGAAGCAGGCGAACGGATTCTTTCCTTATTAAATGTGAAACAGGAGGAATAAAAAGTTGGCAGGAAAACCAAAAAAGCGGATTGATTACGCTGGATGGTCTGTTGATATTTTCTCCACTGATATAAAGATTGACAAATTACTGGATGCGCAGGGATGGATAGGTTTTGGTGTTTATTTTTATCTCTGTCAGATGGCATTTGGCAGTGAAGGATACTTCTACGAATGGTGCTACGACTTGTGTGCAACTACCGCAAGGAAGATGGGCGGGGGCGTTGGTGCCGGTACGGTTAAGGAAACCGTGGACTACTGCTTGCAGATTGGTCTTTTTGATAAAGGGCTGTTTGACAGGTGGGGAGTGCTTACCAGTAGAGGTATCCAAAGAAGTTATCTTCTGGTCTTAAAATCAAAAAATCGTAAGGGCACAGAGATAATCGAAGAGTATTGGCTTCTTGATAAATCAAATGGTGAAGATTATCAAGATGTAGTTTTTATACGCAAAAATAGTCAATTATTTGGAGAAAATACCAATTCACTAGCAGTAAATGATAATTCACTCGGAGAAAATACTAATTCACTAGGACAAAAGAAAAGTAAAGTAAAGAATAGTAAAGAAAAAGATAATACTTGTGCGCCGGAGCCGCACGAAAGCAATTCCGACAAAGAAGCGCAGCTTGCAAAAGATTTTAAAATAATCTATGGGCTGTATCCTAAAAAGAGGGGGAGGACGGCTGCCTTTGCAAACTACAAATTATGGGTTGGTAAAGGGAAGGACGTTGGCGGTAAAAAGTATCGCTTAACCAATAGACAGATATATCTTGCAGTTAAGAAATATATCCGACAACAAGAGGACGCCGGACAGGATGATTTGCAGTACTGGAAGAACTTTGACACCCTTATGGGCAGGCAGCTCCTTGACTATGTGGAATGGGAGGACAGAACATGAGCTATATGGCAGAACAAAATGTAATCGGTTCTTTGCTTATTGATAAGAATTGTATGGATGAAATCTACAACGTGTTGTCGGCAGATATGTTTACCTCGGAATTACTTGGGCGAATATACCTCGAATTTCAAAGGGGATATGATAACCGGTATGATGTTAATCCTGTAATCATTGTGCAGAATCTTAGTGGTGACCAGTTTCCAGAGTATCTTATCATTGAGGAAATTAAGAATTGTACAGTAAATACTTTAACAAGTACAACCGTCAAGAACTATGCCGAGGTCATAATAAACGAACACAAGGCAAGGCGGTTTGATAACCTTCTTGGCTCAATCAAAGTATCGTCAAATGGTATTGATAATCAGATTGGACAGCTTATTGCTGACTTGGAAGCGCTTCAGGACGGAAAAAGTACAACATCAAAGACTTTGCCGGAGATTGTCCGGGAAAATAAGGATAAGTATTTTGTCGACAATGAAGCGGAAAAAACATACATAGGACTTTCCAAACTGGATGATTTGCTGGGCGGTCTTGAGGGTGGAGACATGATTGTTATTGGTGCGAGACCGGGGGTTGGTAAATCTGCACTTGTGACACAGATTACATCAAACCTTGCTAATCAAGACAAAAAAGTTGGATTTTACAATTTGGAGATGAAAGAAAAACAGGTCTATGAACGTTTTGTGGTATCGCATAGCGGTATCGGACTAACAAGGCTGCGGCGAGCTAAGAAGTTTCTTGGAGACGAGAAAGAACGGTTTGACAAGACTAATGAGGTACTGGAGAAAAAAGACAACATTGTGATTACCACTGGCAGTAAGGCGGTGAGTGAAATCAGGTCAGAAAGCCGGCATATGGGATACGACATTATCATTATTGATTATCTGCAACTCCTCAAATCGGATAAAGAATATCGTGGCAACAGATATGCGGAGGTTGGAGCAATTTCAAAAGCAATCAAGGCATTAGCAATGGAGTTAAATATTCCAATCATAGCATTATCCCAACTCAACAGGGTTTCGGAGACGAGAGACACGAAGGAGCCTACAATGGCAGAACTGCGAGAGGCTGGAGATATTGAACAGGACGCAAGTGTAATTATCCTTATGTGGAATTTATCGCAGGATGATAAATCGAAAAAAGGCTGTAAAGTGGAAAAGCAGCGTCAGGGTCAGACCGGAAGTGTTGTTTTGAATTTCAACGGAGATTTGATGAAGTTCGAGGAAACAGGAGAGTCGGTCAAAGAAGCGCAGGAATGGGCAAAGGCTACAGATGATGATTGTCCTTTTAAGTGAGGTGGCAGGTATGGCAGAGGTAAAATTTGCAAAAGGTTCCGAGGAATGGCAGATGTTTATGGATTACTGGGCATTGTGTCAGAAATATTGGGAGCCAGAAAGAAATGATAGTTATTGGGAAAATGTTGTAAGAGATACAGATGATTTTTATAAAAAATATAATACTGATTTTGCACGAGCCTTGGCCATGCAATTAGTAAATGAGTTAGAAAGAAAATATCGAAACGGAAAGCGAGGATTAGTAAATGAGTAAAGAACTGGAAGAAGCAGATGTTGTTAGGTCATACAAAGGATTTAACAAAGATATGACCTGTAGAGGGTTCCAGTATGAGGAAGGTCAGAAATATGAAACGGATAAGGCCGAAGCCTGCGAGTGCGGCTTTCATGCCTGTGAATATCCGCTTGACTGTTTGGGTTATTACAGTCCGGCAGAAAGCGTATATCACGAAGTGGAACAAAGTGGGAAATTATCAAGAGAAAGTGACGACAGTAAAGTAACATCCACAAAGATCAAGATTGGAGCATCCATTAATATTGCAGGGCTTGTAAAGGCAGCTATTGAGTATACAACAAAGAGGGTTAAAAAAGAAGCTGGGGCTGATAAAAACTACGGAGCATCATCCGCTACCGGGTACAAGGGAGCATCATCCGCTACCGGGGACTATGGAGCATCATCCGCTACCGGGGACTATGGAGCATCATCCGCTACCGGGGACTATGGAGCATCATCCGCTACCGGGGACTA